CAGAGCCGATGCCGTCGCTCCGATGCAGACGACGGATACATTCTGGCCGGTCTCCGGAGCCACAATCGTGGTCAGGGTAGTGCCCTTAGATGAGGCCGCTGTCAGCGTGAGCGCGCCGCCGGATGTCGGTTGGAAATTCTGAACAATGGCATTGGAGGATGCCGATGACAGAACGGCATCAATAGTCGCAGTGCCATTGAGAAATCCGAACGTCTGATCCGTCACGCCAGACCCTGGCGTATAGCCATAGGCAGAGCGCGGATCCATCAGGCCGTTGCCGATATCGCTCAGATCCGGCCCGCGCTGGCTATTGGTGTCTCCAGGAGACGACGACGCCGGAATTCCGAAGGTGATGAGCGGACCAGAATATGCCGTGATGGCCATTGGTTAGCCTCCGAGAACGTCAAGACGTCGGGTAGGTGCCCCAGACGGCTCGCCAATCATAGTATGTCGGCACGTAGCGCTGATAGCCCTTCACCAACAGATTATCAGTTGAGAACTCTACCGACATGTCGCTTTCGAAGGCCTCACGCTCGAAGAAGACGAGGCCGTCTTCTCCAGTCAGGAGGAACCATGCGAAGTTGCTGGTCAGATAATCCCACACGAAATATCCGCCGGTAAACGACTCCTCCATGTGCTTGACGGCATTGATGTCGTTGTTGCCGGTGCCGACGCGGAGTTCGGACAGGAAAAGACGAGCGGCGATCGGTTCGAGGTTCGGCGGGACGATGAGCTTGCGGGCTCTGGCGTGGATCTTGAGGCCAGCATAGTCCTTGTAGGTCGATCGGATCGAGATCCCAGCGTTGAGGAGGGATGTCTCATTGAGAGACACATCCGGTGATGGCTGATTGGCGACAGATCCGCCATCGATCGGATGCGCCGTATTGATCATCGACACGCCGTCGCCTTGGACCGCCGGATTGAAGACGTTTCCATTGTTGAAAACGTTCGCGCTATAGACCTCTTCCGTTTCCTTGAACGAGCGCTGAAGGCCCATATTCTGCGGACCAAACTCAGACTTGTACAAGTTGTCCGCGATAGCCTTGCGGGTGATGGCAAAGCCCAGACCAATCTCGAAATGCTCTGCGTTGTAGACGAATCTCTGGCCCGCATTGTTGTCGAAGGAGGTCGGCGCACCTTCCTGCTTCAATTGGGCATATCCCAGATAACGGACGTGAGCGCGACGCTCCAGCGCCATCTTGGAATCGAGGCGCTTGAGAACCTGCGGCCACTGGCGCGGGATCTCCGGATACTTGCCGCTGATGCCGTAGAGGCCGGGCAGCAGGAGGTCTTTGATCTGAGAAAGTGCGACGGGCATCGTGATCTCCTGCCGTTACGAACTGCGCGCCGTGAGATTGTTACGGTCGCAGTTGTTCAATCTCACGAGGACCATGTTGGCTGCTGTCGTATTATCGGTCCCGTTGATGAAAGCGGCGGTGCCGATGGCTGGAACCCCCGGCGGCGCGTACGCCGAGTAGAAGTCCACGATGCGCCAGGGTAGAGTGTTGGTGGACCCTACGGTGCTCGACAGCAGCGTCGCGTTTGAGTAACCGGTGGTCGTATTGCCGAGCGATGAGGTGACGGTGTTGCCGGCATTGAGATTGATGAAGCTCGACGTGATGGCCGCGCTCGTCGATCCCTGGATCAGAAACAATTGATCCGGATCATCAACGATGTAGGCGCGGACATCGCCGGTCGATCCAGTCACCGATCCCGTGTAGGAGTTGGACCAGACGACGCGACCCGCAGCGGGCTGGAATTGCTCACAGCCCATGAACACCCCGCGGATCAGGCTGATGCCGCTGGCTGCCGCAGTGATGTAATTTCCGCTGTTGTTGGTGCCGCCCGTGCTCGACGAGACGACCGTGTCGCCGCGGAACATCTGGCTGGCATCGGTGGATGCGATCCAAACAGGCGTGAGCCCAGCCGTCGGGGATCCGCCTTCGATGCGGCCGAAGGCCTGAAAGCCCAAAGTAGGGTTGCCGAGAGTGTTCGCCATAGCGCGCCGCTCCGTTGCCGATCATTGGATCGGTGGTGGACTCAGCTTTGCCAAACTCCGTTTGGCTGCTGATTCCATCGCGGCGTGCGACGGTCTTGGCTTCGCGCCGTGGAGCAATCAAGCTCCGAATTTCTCTTCGCTTTTACATAATAATTTTTCGCTCGTCAAATTCACCAAAGAATAGGCCGCCCGAGTTTCCCCGAGCGGCCCGCACCGTACCTGCCTAGCCGAGCCCCGCCCGGCCAAGCCCAGCCTTGCCTTGCCATGAGTGAGCCAAGCCCCGCCCTGCCAAGCACTGCCAAGCCCTGAGGTAGTCCCTGCCTTGCCCAGCCCGGCCACGCCAAGCCCTGCCGCGCCCAGCCTCGCCGCGCCAGTACCCACCAATTTATTTTGTTGGCAGACCGCTGTCAATATTGCGAAGCGCCGTTCGATAGATTAAGGTTGCTTGTCGCGTCACTGAGCGCGCATTCTCAACATCGGAGATACAGTCATGCAAATCCGAACCGTTATTCGTGGGACCAAGCCATTGCTGATGCACAATATTCAGCTTGCAAATCCGGATAATACGTGGGCACAGCGTATCTCGGAACTGACCAAAAAGCGCAAGAAGACCGAGGACGACCGCCGCGATATCGCCCGCCTCGAATGGATGGGAAGTCTCTATACCCATGAAGGAATGGTCGTCATTCCAACGGCCAATGTTCTGAAATCCTTCAAGGAGGCTGCCAAGATCACGAAAGAAGGCAAGGCCGTCAGCCGCGCCCTCACGCCGCTTGAACTCGTTGTTCCCCTGGAATACTCCGGCCCCAAAATGCCTGAGGAATTGCTCGAACTGCCGGAGTTTCGCGACCAGACAAGCGTCAACGTCGGCACGCAGCGCGTTGTGCGGACACGGCCGATTTTCCGCGCCTGGACCGTTATCATCGAATGGGAACTGCTCAGCGAAGTTCTCGAATTCGATGATTTCGCCAAAATCGCAAGGCTTGCAGGGCGAGTCGAAGGACTCGGCGATAACCGAGTCAATGGCTGGGGACGCTACGATGTGGACATCAAAGTCATTGAGAACGCGCGAAAGGCAGCATGATGAGCACCATGTTCCAACCCAAACGCGCGGACGGACGAGCCGTCTGGCGCGTCATCTTCGATGACATCACGACTCGCATCAAGGCCGATGCGCTCAAGGTCAATGACGTCATCCCCCATTCCGAAATGCGCTCCTTGCTGAATAAGAATGAGCAAGGCAGCTACTACGCGGCCATCCACAGGGTTAGCGACGAACTGGCCAAAACAATACATCGCAGCCTGCAGCCCGCCCGATCGGTCGGTTATCGGCTCATTGCCGGAACCGGACAGGTGGAATTTGGACAGGCCCACCGCAAGCGCGGCGTCCGGAACATGCGCAAAGGCCTCGCGCTCGTGAAGACGGCAGACCGATCATTGATGACCACGGCCGAGCGCACGTGGGCCGACAAGGTCGAATGCGGGATGGTGACGCTCGCTACGATCACTGCCATGCACGACGAGCGCCTAATCGAAATCGATGCCCAACTCAATGAGCTTCGTACGGCATCGTTTACATCAAACCGCGAGCAGAAGGCCACGAACGAGGAGGTGGCTGAACTTAAACGCCGTGTTGATGAGATCCTAGCCAAGAAGGACGCCGAATAAGGCTACCTCACGGCTGGGCTTGGCCGGGCATGGCAGGGCATGGCGTGGCAAGGCCGGGTCTACCTCAAGGCTTGGCAGGGCCGGGCAAGGCAGGGCTGGGCGCGGCGCGGCTAGGCAGGGCAAGGCTGGGCTAGGCTGGGCTTGGCAAGGCAGGGACTACCTCAGGGCGTGGCACGGCACGGCGGGGCCGGGCAGGGCTGGGCTACCTCGGGGCAAGGCGGGGCATGGCAGGGCATGGCGCGGCTAGGCAGGGCTGGGCTGGGCATGGCAGGGCAGGGCATGAGACGAGGAGGGTTTTCGGATCCTCCTCGTTTTTCTTAGCGCTCGTCCTTCGGGACAGGAATCGCTGCGAATGTTGCCTCGTGCGTCCTATTGATATGATTGAAGTTCCTGGCAGTCGGATGATCTCCACCCGGAACATCAACGCCGCCGCGAAGCTGCATCTCCTTCAGTTTCATCGGCTCCTCAGCGGCTCTGCGCTCGCGCATCTTGGCCCGCGCCGAAATTTCCATTGGACGCGCCGCCAAGACGAGACCGCCGACATTGATCTCGCCTGTTTGCCCACGCTTGCCCCACATGCCATCGAAGCGGCCATCGAAGTCCTCGTGATGGACAGGTGTCCACCCTCCCCGCTCGAATTGACTGCGAATCTCGGGAAACGGCTGCCCGCGAACCTCTGACGTTATCCAGACGAAATCGACTCCCTCTGGCATCAGTTCCGGCGAAATGCCGAACCGGCTGATTCCCGCCTCGTTGGCGTAATCCGGATCCATGTTTTCCCAGTTCATGCGCCGGCCGCCCATCTGCGATTTGATGTCGGACAGATTGGTGGCCCGTGCCGCGGTCTGCCGGATCGGATCCCGCATGACTGGCGTTACTCTCGTGCGCGGGCGTCCGACACGACCCTTCGGACGCGGAACTTCCTCATTGGTCTCGTCGGTCATTGCTGGATTGCTCCTGTCGCTTTGCGGTTCAGCATCAGTTGCTTATTTCGCGCGTATTCGGAATCGCTCTGACCGAGGCTCTTGGCGAACTCGCGCTCCTCGGGTGTCAAGGTTATTTGATTTCTGACCGGCTGACCGTTCGGTGTCGGCGCGTCGCGGGACACTGGTGCGCCCATGGGAATGCTCCTGCTGCTCGGCGGGGGGGGATCTCGTTCGTCGGCGGCGGACGTCGGCGTGTCTTTGGAATAGCCCATTTTCCGATCGAGAAATTCATAATAGGCATCGGAGTCCGGCGCCAGACCTTCGATGTTGATGGCGTAATTGTGGAGTGCCGCCACTCTCGGCATAGCTTGTCCCATCCCTTCGGGATGTCTCAACAGCCAGTCCTTCTGGCGCGGGGTAATCCCAGGTATGGAATTCAATTTCTCCTCAAGTGTCTGAGGAGGCTGCTGCTGTCGCGTCTCAGGTGCGGGCGGCGCGGCCTTGTGCGCCTCAAACCTCGCCTTCGTCTGCATCACATCACGCAGTTCGATATGGGCCTGCATGATGTCATTGTCAGCGATTTCCTCGGCCTCGAAATCGTTGGCTGCGCGCGCGTTTCGCTTGGCCTTGCGGGCGGCTTCGAGGCTGCGACTGAGCCGGTCCTCGGTTTCGGTCAAATAGGCAAGATCGGATTCGGCACGGTCGGCGCGCTCTCTGGCAAGCGCTTGCTCTTGATCTCGTGCCTGCCGTTCCAGGTTGGCCGCGCGAGACGCTTCCTGATCGCGATGATTTCGCGCCATGCGCTCGGCGTTTTCCAGTTCCTGCAGCCGTTTCTTGAGTGCAGGAACGTCATCCTCCTGATGCTCTTCAACATGAGGAGCGGGTTCTTCCTTCTTCTCCAGCTCCGGAGGATCTGCGACTGCGGGAGCAGGATCTGGCGAGAGGTCGATCGTTACCGGCTCCTCGGTCGGTACGGCCTTGATATCTTCCTCACGGCGGAGCGGCTTCAGTCTGGCCATCAGAGCACCATACTCGGATCCTTGAGGCGCAGCTTGATATGGCTGTCCTCCATCAGGCGACACGGAACGTCATTGATCATCAGGGTGAAGGAATCGATAACGCGGAACGCACACCAGTCGCCGACATCTACCTTCTGGCCAGCAAAATCGTTGATCGCATCATCCAAGAACGCTTTGGGTCCACACTTTACGACAAGCCCAGCCTTTCCCTGCCAGACGTCCTCTTCGACATTGGACTGAGGACGGATAACGCCTCCGGCGGTTTTCTCATGGCGGATGTAGATTGCCACCAGCACCATGTTGAACATGACCTCCACACCGGACAGGTCACCCAGCTTGGTCAACATCTTGAACTTGGCTTTGAGCGGCGTATCAGCCTTGGAGAAATCCTCGATCGTCTGCTTGGGAACGGCTACCGGCATCTATCGTCCTTTCAGGATGTCATCGTCGGCTTCGGTGAGAAGTTTCTGCGCATTTTCGAGGCCGCGGATGTATCCCACGGCCTCGCGGTAGGCTGGATAGTCATCAATCCCCATGCCCTCGGTCACGGCCTTCTCGTATTTGAGACGCTCCGTCTGGATCCGATCCATGGCCACGGCATGGAGATGAGAGCCCATCAGGCTTTGGCCTTCTGGAGCCGCCCGACGCCGCTCTCGGCACCGGCCGTCATCTTGATCCGTCCCCCGCTCGCGCGGTTTGGCTTCGAGCTATTACGGGAGGCGTATTCCTTCCATGCTCCTTCGTTCTCCGGCATCTCGCCGGCAATGGCCCCGCCCCGCTTCATGCCCGGCGGGCGTGGCGGCATGGGGGGAACGCCTGCTCCCATGGGCGGCGGCGGGGCCATAGGGCCGCCAGGACCAGGAGGGGGAAGGGGCGGACGCGCGGCGCCGGCCGCCAAAGCAGAAAGGGCCGGGGCCAAAGCCCCGGCAGTCGCAGGACCCGGCAGGGCACCGGGGCCAGACGGTGGAACGATCGTGATGTTCACATCACCTTTGACCTTGCCGCCGCGGGCATAGCGGCTCGAGCTCTTGCGTCCCGGCACCTTGGATTCGCTGCTATGTCGCATCATGCGGCGGATAAGGGCCTTGTCCTGAGCCTCATCGGCATGCGCTTCTCCGCCGGCCGCGCGCATCATCTTCTTGGCGCGCTGATGACCGACCTTGCGTTCGTGGTGATCACTGTAGGGATGGGCCATGGCTCTATTCCTTCTCCACCTTTACGGGGAACGTCGGGCGCGGAACCACCGGATCGGAGTTATAGGTGGCATCGTTCTCCTTGCCGCCGGATAGCCGCGACGCCTTGTCGGCGGGATGCTCATAATCTGCGCCCGGCACCACACGGTGCAGCGTGGCTGCGCGCTCCTTGCGCACTTCGGCATCGTTCGGATGGGCCATCAGGATCCTCCTGTCTTTGGCTTGGCGCGGGCGGCCGCCGCGGCGATGCGTGTCATTTCTCGCTTGTGGGCGACATCAGCGGCATGCCGCTCGTTGCCCTGCTGCATATCCTGCATGTGGTGATCCCGGTCCTGAGCCAGCGATTGCTCATGCTGCCGCTGATCCCGTGCCAGTTCCTGCTCGTGGACGTCCTGCTCGTGGCCGAGGCTCTGCAGATGATCGGTCAGGCCGTGGAAAAGATCGGTGAAGTGCCCTTCGTTGGCGCGCTGCATGTCGGCGGCATGAATGATCTGCTCCTGCTGGATCTTGAGCAGGGATTCGACGAGCTTCAGGTAGCCCAAGCGTTCCTTCGTGGCCTGATCCTGCGCCTGACCCTGCGTGCGCGCCTGCGATTCCGAGGCTTTGATCTGCGCTTCGATCCATGCAATCTGGTTCTTGAGATTTTCCGCACGCTCCTTGGCCTGGATTGCCATCATGCGCGGATCCGGCGCGGGCGGATCCGGCTGATCCTTGAGCAGGCCCTCAGCGTCAATGCCGCCGATGCGATAGATGCGGCGAAGCACGGCGCCGACGTCGTGAAACATGGGATACTTCGACACCATCGTGTCGAGAATGACGGCCTTGGCGATACGATGAAGCGACGTTGGATTGTTCGGATCCGCTACCGGAACAAGTTCGTACTTGTTCAGAGCTTCGATGAACTGTTCCTTGGTCCAGGCATACATCTGCCCCTTGGAATGGCGCCAGAATCCTTCCGGATCTTCGCGAAAACGCTCTTTCAGAAGGCCAAATTCCTCGGCCTGAGCGGTGTGAAGCCGCTTGTGAACGGCATCGATTACCTTCGTGGCCTGTTCGATGATGGCCATGATGGTCCCGACCGGAGTGTCCTGCTTGCCCTCGCCCACGCCGATCTCGGCCGTCTGACCAAGTCTCTGACCAACTTCCTCGACATGCTGAGCAAATTGCTGGGTAGCCGCCCCAGGCTCCTTGTAGGGAACCGGCATCACGGCCTGATTGATCGGCATGTTCGGCGGAATATCGATGGCAAATCCGCCACCAGGAGGAATGCGGATTTGATTTGTCAGTTGCCGCCCTAGGCCCTTTGCGTAGATAAACCCAGGAAAGTTGGCGAACATCCCACTGTCGATGAACTCCCGCCACAGAGCCGTGAGCGCGACCGTGGTGTTGCCGAGAAGGTGAATGAAGCCGAGGCCGTAGAAGCCGAGACCCCGGATGAATGGGAACTGCACGAAAAACTGCTTCGGCAAGCACTGCTCATCATCCTCGGCCCAGTTGCGGCGAACGGCCAGCACCTGCCGGGAAACCTTCTCCAACGTCACGCAGTACGGCAGCGGAACGCCTTTGCCCTTGAATTGAGATGGGGCAAACTGATCGAGATCCGCCTCGCAATAGCACTCATAGATCACATAATCCTGGTCCTCAGGACGCTGCGGCGGTTTCACCCCACTGATCTCGGCTTCCTTCTTTTCGACCGGGTTCGGCGATTCCACCTGCGGCGGCGCGAGGCTCACGTCGCGGTAATGCCCTGAGATCTGCATGCGGCGCAGCGTAGACGGGCGCATCTTGATGACGTGCGTCACGCGTCCGCAATTGCGGATGTCGGTGGCCGTGTTGCTGATGATCAAGTCCTGAGCGGTTACCGATTCAGACACCTGACGGCGACGCAGAGGACAATTGTAGACCTTCTTGAAGCCGTCGCCTCCAAAGCCAACACCAAACAGCATCCGATCGGTGTCCGGCACGTATTCAGATGCCGTGACCGTCAGGAAATGGTTCATGTCGGTTTCTAGGGCACTTGCGAGATCATCAAGCTTATCGGGCGCCTGCTGTAATGGGGGCGCGCCCGGCTGTTGAGGGCTCGTTCCGGCTGGCCCCTGCGGCAGGGTGGGTGGAGGGACAGCAGCAGCCGAAGGCAATGGTTTGGGAGGAGCATCATTGCGGACTTTGACTGGACCCGTCGCAGGCAATAGCTCGCCGCGGGCCGTGGCCTGGAATCTGACAATCGCCTCAAGCAGCAACGGATGACGAACCGTCGACATGCCTTCAAGAGGCGCCGACGTCTCAAGGCCTGAGCGCGGGACCTCCAACTGAAGTCCCAGAAGTGCAATGCCTCTCTCGCGCGTGTTCAGCCAATCGCGGCGGGATTGCTCATCAGAGGCGATTCCCTCGTAGAGAGTCGCTCCGAGCGTCGATAGCCGGCCATCATCAATTTCGTTGGCGAGATTGTCGAAAAATCCCTCGGTCACCACACGATCAGGATTCGACCGATCCGGATTGAAGTCTACGACGACGGTGCCGTCCGGCTTCTCGATAACCGCGGCGCCATCTTCGAATCGCACCCCCGGCGCAACCTCATCTTTCGGCAAATCCACCGTCACCGGATCGAACGGGTTCGGCTCTGGCTCGGGATCCACCAGCCTGATCGGGGCGGCTTTCGGCGATAGGGCCATCAACGGCTCAAATGACTGAATTTGCGCTCACAATTCGCACAAATACCATGCGTGTGGGCATTTCGTCAAAATGTGGTGCGCCGCTCGCTTCTTGCCACTAGGAAGGACCTGAACAGGGAGAAAGAAAAATGAGCGTTTATCTCGTGTACGTGACGGGAAAGGCCGAGGGAACATTGCGTCAAATGGACTCTGGCAAATGGCTGTGGCGCCGCCTCAATGACGGTAGAGCAGTCTTCAGTTCAGATTTAACTCTGGATGAAATCCGGAACTACATTGCCAAGAATCGCGATGTTCAAGCTGATTCCATCGATTTTATTGGTCTTCAGGAGCGATAGTCCGTCAAAATGTGAGGCTCCGATCGCTTCTTGCCAAGGCAACGGGGCTGGGATAAAAAAGTTGCGCCGGTCGGGGCACCACCCCCGCCGGCGCTGATCTCGTCACGGGCGAGACCGTAGAACGGCTCTTGCTATAATGCCGTTCTGTGCCTTCTTCAAGGCTCTCCCGTCCAGATCAGTTCCAATTTTGTGGTCCCGTGTGTCGCAGGCGGCGACCGATCCCGGCGCGCGGGCTTGGCCTAGGATGGGATTTGCGCTCAAAAGGCCGTCATGGGGTCTGGTCGAAAGGCGGGATGCCCCGAGCGCCGCGACTGAGACGCGAAAAAGTCCGCCGTTTGGCTGGGTTTCAGCATGGTGAGCCATGTCCCAGCCGGCTCCGGCATGCGACGCCCGGCTCCATTGAGCAGGTTGCGCCCCGGAAGACCGCCGCCGCGCCTAACCGCGCGGTAGGTCTGGTCTTTCCGGGGTGCTCAACCCTCACCATTGAGCAGGCACTTGAGGGAGAAAGAGAATCTAAGCAGCCCTCTTATGGGACGACACCGATCCATCCAAATGGCAATACGTTGCGTTTGTTACAACGAACACAAACCATTTGGAATTGGACTTGATTTCACGCCGGATACAACGCCGCCGACTTAGGCTGGTACTTGTGCTCCTCCTCGACCTCGACGGCGCGCTCCTCCTTGAGTTGGGCGAGGCCGACGCGGCGCAGCCACAGCAGGGCTTGGCTGCAGGTGTCGGCCAGATCGTCATGAGCGATGCGGCCCAGTGCAGCGCATTGTTTCTTCACTGGAAGCACCCACTCCTTATCGGGCGCCCAGACCAAGGAATTCGTCCATAGGTGGACGCAAGACTGCAGCCGCGCGATTTTATCGGCCGATTTTATAAATCCTGTCCGTGGGTTGACGAGTTCGACGCCAAAATCGAAGGTGCCGAACAGGCGGACGAGTTCCTGGCTGACCGAATGGCCGGCCGCCTTGTCCTCGATCAGAAGCCGATCGACCTTGAACTTCTTGCAGTCGGTCCCGACCTTCGTCACAAGCTGATGAATCTGCATGCGTTCTTGCCACGCAAACATCAGGATCATCTGCGGATGCTTGATTGACCGCATTTCCTGAATGCCGCTATTGCCCGTCTGGATCGACGGCGCGATGGGAACGATCGATTCCTTGCTCCACACGCCCCAGATCGTCAGGGCAGAAAAGTCGTTTTCCTCCTTTTCCGTCAATGCTGTATCTAGACTGGCAACGATGAATTCGCAGGGCGGATATTGGCCCGGCTTGACGCCATTCTCGCGCGCCGTGTCGTCGTCCCACGTTTGCCACCATTCCTGACGGATGAGACCGCCGCCGCGAGGAATCGGGTTCTGCTGGAACTGACCTGCAAAAGCGTAAGGTCCGAGTTCCTGCTCAATCTTGGCGACCTCGGAGGCCGGATAGCGCTCCGGCCAGAGCAGTTCGTTCTCGTCGATGCGCGGATCCTGCCAGAAGATGTCTTCGTCATAGACCGCGGAACAATCGTCCTCGCCGATGACGGTGACGATCTCGTTGCCGCGCCAGACGTTCATGTGCCAGCACGGCTCGTAGGCCATGGGCACGCAGAAGTGCACGTATCCCATCTCGTTATCGAGGATGTAGCCGGCGAGATCGTCCTCGTGGACGCGCTGCATGATCACGATCATGGCGCCGACCCGGCGATCGTTGAGGCGGGACGGCATCGTCTCCGACCACCATTTCACGACCGAATCTCGGACGGTGTCGGATTCCGCCTCCTTCACGAGGTGCGGATCGTCAGCCAGCAGGTACATGCCGCCAAACCCGGTCGCCCGAGCATCGACGGAACTGGCCATCCGGTAGCCGCCCTTATCGTTTTCGAAGTGGGATGCCCGGTTGCGGTCGGAAACGAGGCGGAATCGCGTGCCCCAGCGCTCCTGGTACCAGGGAGACTCGATCAGCCGCCGGCACTTGAGCGAATGTTCGAGCGCCAGGGTCTCGGCATAGCTCGCATAGAAGAACGAGGCCTGCGGACCCATCAACGGGGTCTTCTCCCGCTGGGTCCAGACCCAGGCCGGGAAGCACACGCTGATGATATTCGACTTGGCGGTGCGGGGCGGCACGTTGGCGAGGAAGCGGCGGATATGACCGCGCGCCACCGCCTCCATGTGGTCGCACAGATCCCTCAGATGCCAGTTCTCGACGAAGGTGGCGGGGTCGAACTGCGGCCAAGCGGCCTTGACGAACTCATAGAATGAGTTTTCGAGCTTCTCGGCATCCTTGATGATCTTGATGCGAGCTATTGCGGCAGCCAGATAGGCCGCTTCAGCCCGTTTTTTGCGCTCTTCCTTGACTTTTTGCGCCTTGGTGAGCGGCTTTGCGGGTTTTTCTGGCTTCTGATCTGTCATGGGTCGCGATTTTCCGTAAAAAACGTCTTATGTGGACCTTTTTTTCAAAAATCCTGTGGATAAAGTGAGTGGTTGCTCTCTTATTCGATTGCAAATAGCCTGCAAATGGCAAACAAACACGCATGGGAGCAAGATTGACGGATCGAGAAGGCTACTGGACGGTCAGGATCAGGCTTCAGAATGGCCTGAGGGAAGCCGTCATCGAAAAGGCTCATGAGGAATCGCATTCCGTGGCACAAATGCTCGGAATTTTGCTGCGCGAAGGCCTCACGGCGAGGAGTTCGGTCGCATGACACGGGAAGAACTCGTCGCCAAACGCGCCGCGTTGCAGAAGCGCTTCGATCAACTCGTTCTTCTAGGTGACTACTTCGTTGGTGCGGCAGATATCCGGCTCGCCGTCGGCGCGACGCTCGATCTCTATTCGCACGTGCTGGAGAGGATGCGGAAGTGACCACGAAGGCCACGAAGGAAGACGTCAACTATTCGCTTGGCATGAAAGAGCGCCACTGTGGGCAGTGGGACGACAAGGACAAGAACTTCTGTGCTCACTTCCGTGACGGGCTCAGCCCGTCGTGCACCAAGGTATATGGCGTGATCCAGCGCAGAATGTGGTGCCGTCTGTTCCATAAGCAGGGCACATGACCGCTCCTACCTTAACGACTGAACGGCTGGCGCTGCGTCCGCTGACCAAGGCGACAACGCGCGTTGTCGAGTGGCTAAATGATCCTCAGATCGTTCAGTTCTCAGAGCAGCGTCATCGCACGCACACGCTCGCGAGCGAGGCTCGCTATGTCGCCTCGTTCAAGGCTCCGCACTGTCTGTGGGGCATCCACCTCATCGAGACTGGCAAGCACATTGGGAACCTGTCAGCGACGGTCGACGAGCCGAACAAGGTGGCAGACATAGGCATCATGATCGGCGACCGCGATAACTGGGGGCGAGGTTACGGCACCGAGTCATGGAAGGCAGCATGCGATTGGCTGCTCTCCAAGGATGGCGGCAACCTGCGCAAGCTTGAGGCTGGATTTGCCGCCACCAACTTCGGCATGAAGAACATCTTGCGAAAGACCGGATGGTCTTTCGAGGCCGAACACAAGCTCAGCCTACTGATCGGAGGTTCGCCAGTTAGCACGATGCACTATGGCAGGTTCGTATGACGGACCACATCCGCGAGTTCTGGGACAAGCAGGCGGAAGAGCACGGTCAATCAGATACCGCCACGGCACCAGACCACTATTATCGAGACCTCGAAATCTCTCGCATCATGGAGCACATGAGAGACGGTGCAACCGTGCTTGATGCGGGATGCGGAAATGGATTCTCCATATCCCGCTTTATCCAACGATTCCCGAATTCGGAATTCTGGGGCATCGATTACAGCGCGCCAATGATTCATGCGGCGCAGCAGCTTGGCCTGCGCAAGGCTCACTTCTCCGTCGTCGACATCAGAGTCGACCCCATGCACTGGATTCTCGATGGCGCACCGCATCGGTTCGACATAATCGTCTCAGAGCGCTGCTTGATCAACCTCGCCAATTGGGAGGAACAAGAGCTAGCGATCCGGATGCTGGGCGAGCTACTGATGCCCAGGGGACGGCTCATCCTCGTAGAGAACACGATCGAGGGATTGGAAAATCTCAACGATCTGCGTGGCCAATTCGGCCTGTCGCCAATTGGCGTGCGATGGCACAACCAATATCTGCCGCAAGCCAAGCTTGACAAGTTGATGCTTGATCACTTCGTGGTCGAGCGGGCACAGAACATCGGCTGCCTCTATTACATCCTCTCGCGCGTCGTCTACGCAAAATGGTGTGCCGATAACGAAGTAATGCCAGACTATAACAACTGGATCAACGAAATAGCATCCAAGCTGCCATCGTTACACACGTTCAATTACTCTCCGAACATGCTCTACGTTGCTAGGCCGAGACCATGAGCCAGTCTGATAAATTCATGGACGGAGAGGGCGACGCGTGGCTGAGGCGCAACCGCAACAAGCTCCCGCGCGAGAATGATCCTGTGATCTACGCCATCGGATCGTCCGGCATCAAGCCGAAGAACATCTTGGAAATCGGGTGCTCGAACGGATGGCGCCTCAATAAGATGAAAAAACTATGGGGCTGCAACGTCTGTGGCATTGAGCCGAGCATGGAAGCGGTCGAGGAGGCAAACCAGTCTGGCCTGGAAGTCACTCAAGGAACCGCGGACAACCTCGACATTACTTTTTTGTTCACGACATTCGACGTCATAATCTGCGGTTTCTTCCTCTACGTCACCGATCCAGAGGATTTGTTCAAGATCGTCAGCGAGACGGATCGCCTCCTGGAGGACAGGGGTTACCTCGTCATCCACGACTTCGAGCCAATCGCGCCGTACCGCACGCCCTACAAGCATCGCGAAGGCCTGTGGTCCTACCACATGGATCATCCGGCTTTGTGGCTCGCGCACCCTTGGTACTCGACGGTGTCGTCTAGGACGGAAGCCAACGGGACAACCGTCACCATCCTGCGCAAGGACGTCCAAGCGGCATTTCCGGAGTTGTGACAATGGCGCGGCCGACAAACGTGTATTGCGACCTCATGATGCCCGCCGTTTATGAAGGTCTAGCTAAAAAGGGCCCGTCCGTGAGGACCGCTCACGTTCAGTTCTCTATGTCTGACGACAGTGTCGAACTCGCCGTCATCCACAAGTTGGCATCGGTCCACGAAATCGACAATCGCAAGTTTTCCGTGATCGGGGATCGCATTAAGAAGGCGCTTCTCATCAAACCTGACGAGACGCCGAAAGGCGTGCGCGTTGCCCGGCGAGCGCTGCACGCGCGCGGCAAGCAGGCGCGCGACAAAAAGCCAAGGAGGATCCGTTGAAGATTGCGGTTCTCGGCCTCGGCAGCATCGGCTCACGGCACGCGGCCAACCTCTCGTCCATGGGGCACAAGATCTTTGCGTACGACCCGACGCATGTGGCGGCAACGTCAGCGCGCG